GTGGAGCCATCGCAGCGGCACCGCTGGCAAGGATCTGCTGTTGGAAGAGCCATTGCTGGCCCGGTGTGAGCGCCGGGGTAGTACCCATTTCCGCCAATGCTGCCCGAACAGCAGCCGCATGCTTCGCCTGTTCTGCGGCGATCCCCAACGTCGGGATAAATCCACCAACACCCGGAGCGCCCATACCAGCACCACGGCCGGGGGCCAACAGACTCCCGTATTCACTGAGCCGTCTCAGCGCTTCCTCGTTCGGTATTCTGTATTCGAGGCGCTCGTATCCGCTAGCGAATGGCTTTAAGAACTGATGCTGTGGTGCTCCAGCACCTCTCATCAATACATACTTATCTGTAACGTTGCGGAAACCCTCTATGCGTCTTTGCTCTTCTGACATTTGAAACAGGCGTGTACTTAGCTCAAGGTTGCGCCGTAGCGCTTCCATGTTTCCGCCGGCAAATGCTTTTGCGAGGACTTCCTGCCCGACTATTTCCTTAAAGCTATCCCATGCCCGCTTGAGCCGTTCGATCTGCCCCGCGTAGGTCTTCACGTTCTCCAGCCGCGCACCGCCGAAGGTCTCGGTCAGATAGTCCATCGACACCTTCATCTTATCGGCGGCAGATGCTCCGGCTCCAAGCTCACGGATCAGCTTGGCGAGACCAGGCAGCACCTCGCCCAGCTCGCCGACGGTTCCGGAGAAGGCACGCGATAGGTTGCGCGCGGAGGACTCGACAGAGAACAGGCCGGTACTGGCCATGTCGAGCACCAGCGGGGTGTACTCCATTGCCTGGTTGAAGTCGCCGGTGGTGATCAGTAGCCGGGTGAATGCGTCGTTGACCTGTGCTGAGACCGCACCGCTTAGGAGTGACTCGGTGGAGATGAGCTTCTTCAGCCGATCGATGTTGCCATCGGTCTCGATACCGAAGATGCGCATCTGTGTGGCACTACGCTTGAGTGCCTGCTCGTTGGCCAGCGCTTCCTGGGTCGCACCCTTCAGGAAGCCGACGAATGCCGCACCACCGAGGCCAATGCCAAGGGCGACACCGAGGGAGACGGCTGTGCGCTTGAGGCTGCCGAGCCCACGGTCAAGCTGGCCGATGCCCTGCTGGACTTTCCGCTTGTCTAGGTCGGCTCGGATTGTCGCCTTGCGGTCAGGCACCGAAAAGCCCCCTCATCTGCTGCTCCCTCTTGGCGAAGATCCCCATAAGCAGCCAGGCTTCATAGGGGATCTCATCTCGCCCGATCGGCATGCCGCCTGCATGGGCGAGCTGGATCTCGCGAACGTCTTCTATCAGCCCGTCTGGTGGATCGCGCTTCGTGCACCGTGGGCAGATCGTCGGAGAATAGCACCGGTCTTCCTGCCAATCATGCCATGTGCGCGCTGGGCACGTCGTCGCGCAGTCCTTGATCCGCTTGCCCGGCGTCGCCGTCTGCTCCGGCTTGATCGTCCGGTCGTGCTCCAGGTCCTCTATATCCTGAATCGCTTGTGCCAGCGATTCCCCCACTGCGAAAAAACAGCGAGTCCAGCAACGCGCCGTAGTGCTCATAGAGCAGGTCGGTCTTCTCGTCTAGGATCGCCTCCCAATCATCGACCGGCTGAGGCTCCGCGCCGTTCTTGGCCACCTCAAGGCCGACGATCATCGGTCGGAGCATCTCGATAAACGCGTCCTGATACTTCTGTATCTGCGCCTCGGCCTTAATCGCCTCTTCGGTGTCTGTGATCCTCACTGCCTGCATGATGACCCGCTGCGCATCAAGGCGCATCTTGCGCGCTTCCTTGTGCTCGCGTACCGTCGCACGGTTACAGATGAACGTGACGACCGCGCCTGAGTCGCGAACGTCAATCCTCTTCGTCAGATCCCACAGCATCCGTCCCCTCCATCGGTGGTCCGGGATCACCCGCTCCACCTACCTTCTCCATGTGTACCATCGCCTCCGGTGCCACGAACTCATCCAGCCCATCGGGCAGCGTCAAGACGCCCTCAGCATCGTAGGCGTAGTCCTTGCCCTTGACGTGGATAATGGCCGGCACCGGCTTGGTTCCCGTCCACTTATACTTCATTTCCTCCCCCTAGCTCGTTGCATAGTAGTCGCCCGAGTCGGCATCGAAGGCCGCAGTCTTGATCTGCGGGTTTGCGTCCTTGTCCGCCATGGCCTCAAGTGTGACGTTCGCCATCGTCGGTCCGTTGTCTGTCGGCAGCGTCACGTCAGCCGGATAGCAGGCTGGCAGCACGACGACGAACCCGTAGTAGCACCCGGTTGCCGCGAGCTTGTCCGAGACACCGCAGATGTAGAGCGAGTAGCTGTCCGGGTCCGCGTTGTCGAAGTCCTTGAAATAGTTGATGAACTCCTGAAGCGTTGCGTGACTGGTCAGATCGAGTGAGAGCGCACACTGGATCGTCGGTGGGATGACGATCACCGCACCGTCGACGTCGCGCTTGATCCCGGCGTCGGTCGATGTGCCGCCCGCGTAGAGCTTCTCGATGTCGATGTTACTCGCCCACGACATCTGAAGTGTTTCGTAGTACTCCGAGAGGTTGAGCGGGCTGGTCAGGTCGTGGTATGGCGTGCCCAGCGTGCCGGGTGTGCTGATCGTCGTGTCCCATTTCGTGTCGTAGCCCGTCGCGTTTTTCTCGACCCAGACGCCGATCTTCGGTGCTGTAAATCCAGGATCGGCAGGCCAGTTGCCCACCACGTCCTTGGATGATAGATCGTGACCCGCCGCATTATCGCGCGCCACCCAATCGCCCTCGATGGTGGAGAAGTCACTGCCACGGTTGACGTTGAACCGCCAGCCGGTACAGATCACCTGGCCGAGCATGTAGTCCATGTAGCTGGTTACGTCGGAGCCGTCGTGGTGCTCTTCTACCGTGCGTGCGCTCAGCGTGTCCTGGTTTGCTGTCTGGTCAAAGTATGCCGTATGAGCATAACCGCTTGCCGCTGCGGCGACGCCCCCAAAGGGCAGGCTTGCCGCCATGTGCATCGCAAACGCCTCGGTAGTGAGAAGGGTCGATAGCGTCGTCTGGATATCGACGCGTCCCTTGAACAGCTTGCTCGCGGTCGTGCCCTGGCCTTGCGCGCTGGCAAGATTCGGGATGATGTTCGGCTTCTGTGGGTTGAACATCCCGCTACCGGGGATGATGTTCAGGATGTACTGATCGATTGCGCCCGAGAGGTCTGCGTCCTTCAACGCCTTCCTGCTGATGTGGATGCGCCGCCGCGAACCGAGAACCTGATTGCTAATAGGCATTACTCCTGCCCTCCTACGATCGGGTCGGGATAGGTGACCCTCACCCGCATTGTGTTACGTGAAATCCACATGAACCGGTTACGGCGACTTGTGCCGGCCTCTGGATCGGCCGGTGAGATGTCCTCGATCGTGCAGCTATGGCTAGAGAACGTGATGAGCCGCGTAGTGCCGACATACCAAGAGCTGCCGAAGTGATTCGACCATGCTGCCTGTAGGTCCCGGTGCGTTGCTTGCCCCTCCTGTGCTGTGTACTCACGGACAACGAGCGCCCAGGTGATCTCCACGATCATCGTCCGCATCATTGCCGGTGGTCCGGGTTCGTTCGAGAGAATGCGCCCCGAGACCGCGCACGCCGGCAGCTCGCTTTTCATGTAGCCTCGCGGTCGTCCCTCAAGCTGTGGCTTCTCCTGTTCAACCGTCGTCAGGCCCAGCACGTCCTTGGCGCTATCGGCATCCGAGACGATCGAGGCCACCAGCTCGGACAGCGACGGGCCGACACCGAGCGGAGCGGGAACGCGGGGTGGAGCGGGAAGCGGCATCTAGCGTCCACCCTTCTTTCGCTTCTTTCGCTTCTTGCAAGGCATGCTAGTCTCCGATCACCTCCACCGGCACCCAGGTCTTAGCCCATGTGCCGGGATAATAGGCTGAGATGTAGTAGGTCAGCGTGTCACCCGCCGCCTTGGGTACGGCTAGCTTGTACTGACCGGCCGTACTGCGAGTCATGTAGAATGGCGTGCCCCAGCTCCCCGAATCCGAGGTCGCGTAAACCCGTGCATCTGTAACCTTGTTGCCGTTGGCGTAGTAGATGCCGCCTGCGTCCGAGGAGTCGATCACGGCCGTCTGGGCCGTGGCCGTGAAGTTGTTGAAGCTCGCAACCGCCTCAGCCGTAAAGCTCGTGACCGCGACCGAGTCGATGTCGATGCTGCCAGCGTCCAGCTCCAGGTTCTCGTTCAGGTAGTAGTAGCCTGCCGTCGTGAAGCCGTAGACCTGCACGGTGTCGGCAACGTCGATTGTCAGGCCGTCGTTTAGCTCCGTGATGAAGTTCGCTGTCGTCGAATCTACACGCACCGGAGCCCAGACCTCGGAGGCAATCACGGCATTCGCCAGGTCGAGATTGGCGTTCAGCTCGGTAAAGGCATTCGTAGCGAAGCTGTCCACCTTCACGGGAGCCCAGACCTCAGAGGCGATCACAGCATTGGCTAGGTCGAGGCCCGTGTTCAGGTCTGAGATCGCCCCGGCTGCGACGTCATCGACGGTCACTGCGTTGGCCAGGTCCAACCCTGCGTTCAACTCGGTTATGAAGTTGGCGGCGGTAGAATCGACCTTGACCGGTGCCCAGACTTCCGAGGCGACGGTCACGAGATCAAGGCCGGTGCTCGTATCGTTCATGTCCTCGATCGCACCTGCGGCAACCTCATCAATCGAGACGCCCGACAGGTCCAATCCCGTGTTCAGGTCGGTTAGTGCCGAAGACGTCACGTCATCGACGCTCACCGGAAGAGCCAGGTTGAGACCCGAGTTCATGTCCGAAAGCGCACCCGCCTGCACGTCGTCAATCGAGACCGGATTGGCAAGGTCTAGGTTCGCGTTCAGCTCGGTGTAGGCGTTGGTGGCAAAGGAGTCCACCTTGACAGGCTGCCAGACCTCGGAGGCTACGACCGGCTCGGCCAGCTCGAGGTTGGCGCTCAACTGTGCGAGCAACTCGGCGCTCGCGCTGTCGCCCATGTGTGGCTGGATCAGAACGCAAACCGGCGACATCAAGAACTCATCCTTGACGATGCCACCGGTATCGCTGCCGCGGAAGACACACGAGACGTGTGAGCTGTCGTCAAGGCTGGGGATCACCCACTGATACTGAAGTGTGCGGTAGCTGCGGTAACCCGACAGATCGGTAAGCTCCGCGCTCGAATCATACGGCGCACCGTTGACGAAGACGATGAACTTGCCGGTATCCGGGACCGCCGCTACGCCGTTGACGTCGCGGAAGTGGCCCAAGAACTCCAGCGTCTCACCCGGCCGGTCTGCCTTGGCGATGTCGGCCAGGGCGCAGATGACACCGGCCAGTAGAAGGCAGAGCACCACGAGCCAGAACCAGGTTGCCCATTGCTTGTAGTTCAGTGTCATCCCATCGCCCACTTCCTAAGCCAGTAGTCGACTTCGTGCAAGTAGCATTGCTTGAGAAGATCCACATCCCCCTCGGTCCAGAACATGAACTGCCGCGTCTCGTTGTGGTGGACGGCGTAGACCTCAGCAACCCCACCACCGTGTGGGCCGACCTCGATCATCGTATCGGTCAACCGGATCGGGCCGCTCGTCACGGTGTTGCGTAGGTTGCCGGTGTCCTTCAAGAGAATGTCGCCGCCCAGCTCGCGGGCACGCTTGTACGTCTCTTGCACCGGTGGCCATTCGACCACCCCACGGAAGAAGCCGCCAATGCGCAGCTTCATCTGGTCCCAGTCCTTCTCCAGCACCTCAACCCAACGGCTGAAGAAGTCCATTAGCACACGCTTGCCGCGCACCTTCTTGGCCATCACTTCGTCGAGCTCACGGATCGCCTCCGTTAGCTCGCTGATGTCGAATGATGCGTTGGTCTCGGCCATCATGCCATCCTGATCTTGATCGACTTCGGACCCATGAGCGGTACGTCGTGCCGCTGGCGAAGGTAGCTGATCTGGTAGGTCACCGTATCCTCACCCTCGCCCTCGGTGATGTCGTCGTTCAGTTTCGTCAGAATCCAGCGGTTGTACTTCGTCTTGTAGTCAACCCTGTAGTCGATGCCGTACTTGTAACCGGCGATCTCCACCGTCTCGGGGATCACCTCGCAGTTGGTCTGCGCGAATACGTGCTCGTTCGACTCCAGCGCCGTCCCGTCCGGCTCCCAGTCGATCACCTCGTTTTCGATCGTCTCGGGTGGGATGCGCTTGGAGATGATGACGGTGGCGGTCGAGACACCGCGCGCGTAAGGCGCAAGGATCTCGTCTGCCTCCCTGCGCAGCTCGTGCGGTGGCCTCAGATCATCGAAGCCATCGTACATGCCTAGCCGATGCAGGCATTCTGCCCAGGAGTAACGCAGACAAGCAGCGGTCACAATCCGGGGTGTCGCCGGCGTCGAGTCGTGATCGGGAAAAGGCCAGTAGTCCGGCAATGCTCCGTCGCATTCCTCGCTCGACTGCTTGATGATGTTGGTGATTGCAGTCGCGTCTAGCGTGTCATCGTAGCCGGTCGGCAACGCGGCCGTCACCGAGGCGCTGGCGCAGTATTGCCGGTCTGCCATGGCCTAGCCTACCTTTGTCTTGATGCCGCCTGGATTCGGTGCCCAGAGCATATCGCGGCGGCCGACCTTGGACCTATCGATCCAGTGGCCTACGTCATGCTCTCGGGTAATGATCCGCCAGCGGAAGAGAACCTGCTTCTGTGCCGGTGGGTTGCCGACCTTGATCGTCCACGGCTTCTGCGGCAGTTTCGTTAGCATCGTCTCGCCGGTGCCGGGCGGAACGGAGATCAAGTCCGGCTCCATCTCGCCGGTCGGCTTGCCTGCCTTGTTCTTCTTCTGTCGTTCCGCCTCCCAGATGATCTCGTTGGTGTCGACGTCGACCGCGATCTTCTGCATGAGCCAGTGAAATGCCATATACCCCCCCCTCTAGGATGACGCCATGTCGCCGGCTGCGTTGGAGACCTTGAAGAAGAGCGGCGTGAAGCCAAGCGACTTGGACGTGTGCCATCCGGGGATCGCCCAGATGTTATCGGCCGCCTCCGTGCCGGGTCCGCAGGTGTGAAGATACTGCCGCATGTTTGCGGTCACGCTCGGTGGCGTTGCCGCAGTCACCCCGCGCTGAACGTCGTAGAAGTTGATCCGAATCTGCGCGCCCGCACTTTGAGCCGCAATGAGCGCACCCCAGGCGGTTACTAGTGTATCGACCGCAGCATTGACGGCAACCTCTTCTGCTGAGTTAGCCATTATCCTTTCCCTCTCAGGTTATGACGGGCGGCAGTCCCGCCCGCCTTGGTTGTTCGCATCGCGCTCGCGCTAGGAGATGATGTCGACCAGGAAGTCGTTGTCGGTCGTACCGGTGAACACCGCGCCATCCGCATGGAAGCAGGAGCGGAAGAACGTCCGGTAGGCCGTCTCGTGCTCTTCCCAGGTCATCGATACGTGAATCTCGGCCGGCGTCGGATTAACGGGCGTGCTCACCAGCTTGTAAGCCCGCGCCATCGCACCTTCGCCGAACATGATCGAATGCAGCCCCGAAGACTCGATCATCGCATCGGCACGCCAGATGTTCACACCGTAGATCTGGCCGACGTAGCGATCCGGATTGATGCCGACCGTTGCGGCATACGCGCCGTCGCGATGCTGCAACCAAGCCTTGGCCTCCGAGTCCTGCATCAGCTCCTTCCACTGGATCGGATCGATCACGTGGTGGTAAGGGGCCTTTGCCCCGGCAGTCATCAAGAGCTGGCTGCCCTGAAGGATCAAGTTCGCGTTCAGCGCCGTTGCATCGGTTCCGATGTAGTGATCGGGAGACGATGCCGACCGCTCCGCGTAGATGTGCGCAAAACCGTAGGTCGAATCCCCATCGATGAACCGATAGTAGCTGGTAGCGGCGGCCTCGGAGTATTCCTCGATCAGATTGACCGGGGTTCCGTGGAAGCCCTGCCAGCTCGTCAGCGTGTTGCAACCGTGGAGAATCGGCGTCAGGTCTCGCGGCGTCGGCGTGAACGTCTCCGCGTCCTTGGCCGTTGCCTCGGTCAAGAGGCCGTAGGTCAGCACGTCCTTCTGGCCGATCGAGATCGAGTTGACCCCGTCGCCCAACGGATAGTTATACTTCTCACCGATCAGGCCGGTGAAAAGCTTGTAGGCGTCTTGGTAGTAGATCAGCCGCTTGGCGATCGTCTCTTGCATTACATCGGGCAACCCCGATGCGGCAGTGGTCAGATTGTCACTCATCTTGTGGTTCCTCTGGTTTCCAGTCGTCAGGCGAGAATCCGTATTTCTTCATCAGCCGATCCCCGCGCTTACGCCGGTCCTCTTCATGGCCGTCGATCTCGGCCAGAGCGTGCATCGTATCCTCTGCCGTCGTGTCCTTGCTCGCCATTGCCCGGTGCATCCGCGCTGCCGCCTCAGGGTCTCGCGTTTCCAGCCATTCCTGGCGCGCGTCGCGGAACTCACTCAGGCGTTGCCTTCTACGCTCTGCATGGCTCGGCATTGCTACCGCCGCCTTTCCGCCATTAGCTTCTTGAACCTCTCGAAGTTCTCGGGCTTGTTGAACTCGCTGGCCGGCATGGCCATCATTGCGTCGAGATCCTTCGGCTCTGACTTCTCCGGGGGCTTCGGTGCATTGCCGAAGCTCGGGACACGCTCACCGCTCTGCATCTTCTCAGGCCATTCCATCTTCTCAAGCCAGCCGGCAACGGCATCGCTGGCTCCATCGGGAGAGTCAATCTTGCCGTGCTTCAACACGTTGGGAACGAACTCCTCCTTGTAGCCTCTGGCAAGCAGGTCGCGTGCAATAGCATTGCCGAGCCGTTCTTGATGTAGTTCAGCCCGCGCTATCTCAGCGTCCTTCTTTGCTCTCTCTGCCGCTTCTGCTGCCTTCTGGGCTTCTGTCTTGTTTGCCTCATCGATCTCGGCTAGGCGAGCATTGGCCGCGTCGAGGTCGGCCTTGATCTTTTCGGCCTCGGTCTTCGCAGCCTTGGCTTCCCTTCTGTACTTCGCTGCCGCCTTCTCGGGATCGATTACGCCCGGAGTTTTCGGATCAGCCTTAGGCTCACCACCCGGCTCCGTTCCGGTGTCTTTCGTCGGATCTTCAGCCATCATCCCTCCCTCGGGTTATACCCTGCCCGATGCAGGTTACTCACGACACTGTACGGTCCACTCGATATTGATGACCGTATCGGCAGCCGTGTTGTAGATGTATTCGGCCGTCTGTCCTGCTCCGGCCGAATCGACGTACGCCGAATCAGAATCCATGTTCAGCATCCGGATTCGCATCGATCGCCATAGGAACGAATCGAGCACCGTATCCGGTGCCGCTGTCGTTGCCAGCGTGGACTCGAAATGGTCAAGCTGAGTCCACACTTTCTGTGCTCCATCGCTCCGGACTGGCGTCCATGTCCGGCTCGGTGTGCCGTTGACGAAGGTTGAGTCCAAGTAGTTGGTCCACGTCTGGCCGTCGAATGAGTAATCGATCCAGTACGCCACCGAGTCGCCGTCCCATCGGCCGAAGACCGCAATCTTATCGCAGGACCCGACGTTGAATACGAGTGTCTCGGCACAGTCAGCCTGATAGAGATCGCCGGCGGTCCCAGTCGTGTCGTGCCTCGGACATGGCAACAGGGCGTTGTAGAGCGTGTAGCTGTTGCTATCGCCACTGACGGCAATCGACGGGTTCTGGTCCGACTTCTCGCTCATGTAGTTTGTGCTCCCACCCACCCATGACGCGACGCAGGCACCCACAATGAGCGCCGTCACCAGCGGTGCTACAACCCTACTCAGTCTCTTGCTCATTGCGTTACCCTCCGACGGCAGCGCGCTGCGCTACCCTTGCAAGAACTTCCCTCTCATCCAACCGCTCCCGCTTCACCGGGGCAATGCCCAGGTTGCACCGGCAGTTGAGCACATGCCGGGGCGGCGGGCCGTATATGCTTGCATCCCACTCGGCCTTGCTCATGGGCTCAGCCGCACTGGCAGCCGCACAGATCGAAGACTGCCGGCCGTCTGCGATGCCGTAGTTACGGAACCGATCGAAACCCGCGTCTTGTGCCACGCGTACGCTGGCGTTGCTCGCGATCTCCGTCAACTTGGCGCGCGTGAAGCCAAGGGCAAAGGCGTCGGAGTTCATTCGGCCGGAGAGCTGCAAACCACCCAAGGGGCGTTCGACAGCGGCAGCCAGCGCCTTGTAGGTATCCCCACGGGCAGCCGCCGCTACGAACTCCCCTTGTAGTCGGCGCGTTGTGCGCCGCATGTGGTCGTCGTACAGATCGGCCCATCGCTGCATGAGCGCCTCGTCTGAGACCGCCAGGATGCGCCGGGCCCGTACGTCGCGCTCGAACTGCAGGAAGGTGTCGACCACGCGCCGAGCCGGGATCTGCGAGAACTTCTTGACACCGTAGGCGGTCGCCAGGATGCGCGCCTGCGTCTCCATCCCGATCAGGGCGGCATTCGGCAGCTCGGAGCGGAGGAAGGCTGCGACGTCGGGACGTGCAGCGGCTACGACCCGATCGATTCGCCGGAGGAGCCGAGCGATCTGCGCCCGTGACACCTTCCCCCGCTGTTGGCTCATAAGCCAGAGGATCTCGTTCTCGATCTCACGCAGCCGGCGAGCCAGACGACGGCCGGCACGGTCGCCCTGGCCGATCAGCCGGGCGCGTGCTTGCGCGACGATCTCAGTGATTCGGCGCTGGCTCATAGCAGCAGGCTCCCTTCCGCCTGCGCCTCAGGCGTGCCGCCGAAGACCGAGCGCTTCGAGCGCTGCTTCTCGAGCTTCGCGATGTACTCCGGCAGCTCTTTCTCCGTCAGATCCGGCCGCTGGCGCTTGAGGTAGTCCTCGTCTGTCATCAGGCCGTTGAGCCAGTCCTGCCGGTCTTCCTCCCGCTCACGGGCTTCGTCCTTCGGGAAGAGCTGCGTCTCGAACTCGATGTTGAACTCCGGATCCTCCGGCAGCTTGACCGACTTCGGGATCTCGCTCGCGTGTGCGTTGGCCACAGCACAGACGACGGCCCCCGTGTCCTCCTCGAACGGTCGGGCCTCGACCTTCATGTCGCGCACGACTTCATCCATGCGCCGGAAGCGGACCTCTAGCTCATAGCCGCTGCTGGCCGAGCCACCGCGTATGGCGATGTCCGGGACACCGGAGATGTCGAACATCCGGCTACACAGATCCTTCAGCGATTCCATGCCCTCGATCAGCCGAGCTTGCGGGCTTGCGTAGCCGAACTCGCCCTCCGGATCGAGGCCTACGATTCGCGTTGGCCCCACATCTGTGTCCGTCGAATATAGTTTTCCTTTGACCCATGCCTGTGCGTGTGACTGAAACTCAAACAACCGGTCAAGGTCCGAGGCCCGGTTGTTGACCAGCTTGTTCAGTTGGATCACGTCCACGAGCAGTGATTGGCCCCAGATCTCGTTACTCATCGGCTTGCCGCGCACGTGTGTGGCGGGAATGCGCTTGTACGGGTTGTCGATCCACCCGCTGTGGGTCTCGCCGTAGGCGTCCTGCCAGGTGATCGGCTCGCTTGTCCCGTCGATCAGGATGTAGGCATCATCGGTCCATACCCAGTAGGCCAGCTCGTCTTTCTTGTACGGATGGTCGATCTGCTCGACGTAGGTCTTCATCGCCCGCGCGTCTTCGTCGTGCTTCTCGATCCAGACGTTCTCGACATCGGGCGAATGGAGCACAACGCGACCAAGCGCCGGGCTGAACGACACGCGCGCGAACCCGTCGCCGTGGACTACCTGCCCTTGATACCAGTCGCGCTGCAGGCTGAGGACGCGGTTCTTGGAGTAGATGCGGTTGAAGTAGGTCTGCACCGCCTCGCTCGCGCCGACAATCTCACGCACGATGGGACGGGCTGCGATCGCATCGCGCAGCGTCTCACCGATTGCGCCCGTGTACCCCCAATGGCAGAACCGAGCCTGGCGTGTTAGCCAGTGGTTGTCCTCCTCTGCGGGGTGGCGCACAAGGTAGGACTTCGGCCGGTTGCCGCCGTAGTAGAAGTCATTCGCCTCATCGATCGCCACCTGGCGGGCCTTCTCGGCAGCCGCACGTAGCTCGTCTATGCCGTCCTTGATCGAGCTGATGCTGATGTCTTGCCAGGCAATCATGGGCGGAACCACAAGGGCTTACGTGCGCCCCACAGTGCGTTGGCCAGGATGTAACGTGTTTGGTCGAACCAGTGGTCGTTGACCCCATCCTTGACGATCTCTTCTTTCTCCGGCTTGCCCTCGGTGTGCTTCGGATGGATCAGGTTCTCGAACATGCGGATGTGGTGGCGGCAGCGTGGGTGGATGAACAGCCGCACCTTGCCGCTGGCGGACTTGAGCATGGCTCGCAGCATCTTGGCTCCCTCGATCGGGTCGCGGTATTCCTGCGGCATACGTGCGGCGACGGCGACGCGTGGGAACGTTGCTCGCAGGATGTCCACGTCTGTCTTCTTGGTCTGGATGTTCCGCGCTCCGCCGGCGGGGTCACATCCGATCGTCCGCAATGCTTGGAGGAAGTAGTCCACCGGCTCGCGGCCGTTGGCGTTCTGTGAGAACCACATCTCGCAGGCATACTCGCGGGCTTTGAGCAGCGCCGCCTCGGTGACCTCTTCCTTGCCCTCCACCTCACCGATGCAGTGCGCCTCGCCCTGCGACCATATGACCTGCCAGAATCCGATCGCAGCAGTACGCAGGCCGAAGTCGACGCCCATCAAGAGCGGTAGTTGGGGATCGTACTCGGCTTCTTCGGTGACGTGCTCGGCGCGCCGGAACATGGGGAAGACCGCACCGGCACGGGTGACGAACTCGGCGCCGATCTCTTGCCGGAAGTTGCCCTCGTCCATCGTTGCCGCCGCCGTCTCGATTTCCGACTTGCTAATCAGCGGGTTCTCTGTCGTCGGTATCTGCCAGCTCTTCCAGTCCGGGAACTTCGGGTCCTGCCCTCGGTCGTGTAGCTTCTGGTGGAAGTTGTAGCCATTCGGTGAGGACTCGAACAGTGCGCGACCGTGGGTGTCGAACAGCGTGGGGTAGATCTCGGTTTCCCACGTCTCCTGGAAGTTCGGGATGTGCGCGCTCTCGGTGATGATCACCCAATCGAACTTGAAGCCGCGGCACGTGAGCTTTGATTCGCACGAGAAGAACTGGATCACGCCATCGGTCTTCAACTCGATTCGGTGCTCGTTGGTGTTCACCTGGCGCAGCAACGGGTGCAGTGCGCGCACGAGATCGCGCCAGACTTCGGACAGTCGCTTGTAGGTATCGAAGAACCAGCCGATGCGCTTGCCGCCTAGCACATGCTCGAGGCACAGGTCTTCGGCAAAGGAAGTGCCGCCAGTACGGCGGCCTTTGGTGAGCACGTTGAAGCGAACCAGCTCGCGGTAGACTTTCGCCTGCCATGGTAGCTGGCGGATGTCAAGGTTGACTGTCGGCACTCGCTTCCTTCGGTGGCTCTGGCATCGGGATCTCAGAGCGGTTGATGTTCACGTTAATGTCACCTTCCTGAACGTTGGTCACGCGGTCGCTGTAACCGAGGCGGGACTTGTCGAACCAGACATGAGCAGATGATGCTTCCTTGCCTTCGCCCTTCATCCGCTCCATCAGCAGTTTCGTAGACATGTCTTCAGCCTTGCGCCGTTGCTCTGCTAAAACCGTTTTTACTGCCGTAGCAACCTTGGCATCCTCTTCGCAGCGGCGGTGCAAAGTCCAATACGACATGCCAAGTTGCGCGGCCAGTGATCGCTTGCTCAGGCACCACCCCGGCAGCTCTAGCTTTTCCACGGTCTCAGCATCCAACGGCTTGAGCGGTCCTGTTACCATTCCCCCACTCCACCGGGCGAGCCAGGTTACCGACCCGCCGTTTGACCTCACAGCGTACCCGAGGGTGCCCCGGCACTTCGGGCTCGCCCGTGGTTGTGTGGCCACCTGGCCACGGCTGCAACCCGTAGCACACGCCATGCCAGGAGTCAAGCGGAAACCCCAGCCTCACACCGGGAAGCGTTGGCCGGGGTCTCCCATGATAGGGTATTAGCGTGAGTCCAGCAGTGGTTCCGATTACCCTCCTTTCTGCGCCTCGCGACTGTGATCGGCGCTCGTGGTCCTTGGGCTATCTCCCCCCGAGGGGAGCGGAATCAGAGCTGGGCCGGCGACCGGCAGTGCAGGCTGATATGAGCTGGCGGCCCGCTGAAGCGGGACTTGGCGGGACCGGCCCAGCAGATCACTCATACCGACAGTCCGGATGGTTGGGATTCCACAAACACATCAGCATCCGGTACAGGTCCAACGCCGTCTTCGGGTGCGTGACGCAGAATACGAACGCGCACAGCGCCAGACCCGTCACGGCAATCGCCGGCTCTCTGAGCCTCAAGAGCAGCTTTCGCATGGGAACCTCCTTTGTCACATACGGTTACCAGATGATGTACTGTCGCCCTTGC